ATGACCTATGCACCGCCTGGTTATCCTGGACATCATCATGTGAACTGTCAACCAGAACAGTATTGGATTGATGCCATGCAAAACATTGGCTATGCTTTCAGTGCCGCAAACACCAAAGCAGTCAGATCTTGTAGCACTCAAAAGAAAAAATTTGTTAAAAAAAGAGGATTGGTTTTTAGAAAACTATGAGTAAACAAAAAACTCTAACAATCTATATTGGATGGGACAGTCGTGAACCGATCGCGGCAGATGTTTGTAGATACAGTATTTTGGAAAACACTAGCATACCAGTAAATATTGTGTACCTCAAACAAAAAGAATTGCGAAAGCAAGGTCTGTACACAAGACCAGAAGACGACCTAGCAAGCACTGAATTTACGTTTACAAGATTTTTAGTACCCTATTTGAACAACTACGACGGTCCTGCTATCTTTGTAGACTGTGACTTTGTTTTTGACTGCGACGTTGCTCATTTAATGGAAGAATACAATCCACGAAAAGCTGTGCAAGTTGTGCAACACAATTACTCACCGCCCGAAGGCGTCAAAATGGACGGCAAAGCACAATTGCCCTATCCAAGAAAGAACTGGTCAAGCATGATTCTCTGGAACACCGGACACAAAGATAATCGTAAAGTAGATCTTGATTTTGTAAACACTGCAACTGGTCAAGAACTGCACCGATTCACTTGGTTGCGTGATACACAAATAGGAAACCTCAGTCCAGAATACAACTGGCTGGTTGGATGGTATCGCGAAGTAAGAGATGGTTATCCCAAGCTGTATCATTGGACAGAGGGCGGTCCTTGGTTTGACAATTACAAAGACTGCGACTACGCTGCTGTGTGGAATAGATACAAAGATTTAATGCAAGCTGATAAAAGGCCTGTGTCGATTACACCAGACATGATAACTGCCAATACTAGTATTAAAGATCTAGTGGAAAAATTGGTATTGCTAAGAACAGATCCACATAATCTTTTTCATGATCATTCTGTTCAAGATTTTATTAGCCAGATAGATTATATAAGACTCCCAAAGATTATGGCAGTGCTAGACGGCGGCGACGACTCAGAGGAAACTACAACTGTGAAAAATGACAAAATTCTTGAAAATTTTGTAATAGGCACCGATGGTGTTGTGGGTAGAATGGACCTAATGGATAAAACACCGCCGAGTGTGCCTATAGTGTTAAGAGGAATAACCAAGCGTAAGCTCATGCACCAAGCACGTAGCGAAGGCAGAAACTACTACTATGTGGACACAGGATATTTTGGTAACGACAAACGCAAACACTATCACAGGATCACAAAAAATGCCATGCAATATTACGGAAAATTGGATCCCAATTGTGCAGATGATAGGTTTTTAAAAACAGGTACACGATTATCAAAGCACCGTCCAGGAACCAGTATTTTAATCTGTCCGCCCAGCGACAAAGCAATGAAGTATTGGAATTTGGATTTGGAAGAATGGCTAAGAATAACTGTTGATGACATTAAAAAATGCACAGATCGTCCTATTATTATTAGAGAAAAACAACTGAGAAGCGTAAGAACAGAAACTGATACAATGGAAATGGCTCTCAGCAAAGATGTACACTGTATGGTCACTTTTAATAGTATAGCTGCAGTAGAAAGTTTAATATATGGCAAACCAGTATTCACAATGGGTCCTAATGCTGCTCAACCACTGGCAAATACAGATCTAGCAAACATTGACAACCCTTACATGCCTAGCATGGACGAAATACGCAACTTGATGTGCAATCTTGCATATCAACAGTTCACAGTGAATGAAATGCGAGATGGCACCGCTTGGCGTATGTTAAACAGCTGGTATGACAAATACGGCGATCCTGTAATTGCAAAATGAGATATGATGTTGCAGTCTACCTTGGCACACTGCCCAAGATAAAAAATCGCAGTGTCAAGGTAGATATTCTCAATGATTTTGCACAAGGTGCTAAAAGTGCTGGCGCAAATGTAATAGTAACCACAGATAGAAACATTCAATCTGCGCGATTGGCTGTGATGATTGGCTGGCACGGGCAGAAAATTTCTGGTCCTCATATTGGTTTTAGAAAACAGCTAATTGATCACCAATTAAACTCTTGTAATCATATTATGCCAATCGACGGAAACTGTTTCAAGTGGGCAGATCCTAACGACATATGGTTGAGATACAGTCTTAACAGCGTTTTTTACGATCAAGGAAACTATGCAAATTCTAATCCAGACAAACAGCGTTGGAGAGATATAAGCAAAACACTGAATATCCAATGCAATGATTGGAAAACAGCCGGCGATCACATATTATTGTGTTTACAGAGAGATAACGGATGGCAAGGAAAGGGGTTCGATCAACAACAATGGGTGCGTGAAACCATTGCCTCTCTAAGACAGCGCACAGACAGACCTATTAGATTGCGATGTCATCCCGGCAGTATCAGTGACACCAGTGCTTTTGTTAAAATGCCGGGCATAAGTGTCAGTGATTGTAGGGCAACCAGTATTATGGATGACTTAGAAAATGCACATGCTGGTGTGTTTTATAACAGTAGTAGCAGTGTTGCTTGTGCACTTGTAGGTGTTCCTTTATTTGTTAGTGAGCGCAGTGCTGTAACCTGGGATATTGCAAATAAAAATCTCAATGACATTGAGAATCCTAAAAAACCTGACCGCCAGCAATGGCTGTGGAGTTTAGCAGAAGCACACTGGAGTCGTCAGCAAAGCAAATCGGGCGATATTTACAGACGATTCGAACCTTACTTGAATTAGAATTTAAACTCGTAACCAACAACCATACCGGCGTCTCCGTTTGCATATCCAGGTGTAACAAAAAATTTACCACGATTTATTTTTATCATTGGTAAAATGTCAGATCCACTATAACCGGTGACTATGCCCGTGGCAATGGTGTATTTTTTGTATTCACGAGATTGAGCTAAGAACAAACTGGGTCGGCTTTCGCTATTGTAAAAAATGCCAGAAATAACAGTGTTTTTCTCGTAGGTTATCGTTGGATGAACGCTATTAAAATTTCCGCTCATGCCCAAGTGTGCGCTTAGTGCAATGCTGAAAGCCAAGTTACCCACCTAGGATATTTTTCCAATAAGGATGGTCTGGATGTAGTTTTACTTCTTTGGCTTTACTGTGCCCTCGTTGTTTTCTGTCACCTTTCATGTGATCAAGACACAGTCCCAGTGTGCTGTTAATAAATGGATGGCCCGCAAGTCCTTTTGTGTCCGGCTCAGGGTTGAGATTGCAAAAACAAGCACCTTGCAACTCTGTTTCTCGTCTTACTATATCCCAAATATAACTGTCGTGCCACTCTTTGTAATTGAATATTTCGTCTGTAATATACATTTCACTAAATCTATCTGCAAAATCTGTAGCATATTCTGTGCCTTTGTGGTAGCCTACCCAGCCGCACTCGCTGTGATATCTATCTGTTCTGCCAAGATAACTAAAATCACAGTTGTCAGGGCAAACACTGGATAACCACTCCGGTGTTACTGGGCTGTGTGTGTGGCTGTCCGCATCCAGCCAAATAATCCAATCACTGTTTATGGTATCCATGGCATGTTTAACTGCAAATACCTTGTAACAGAATCTTACTGCCTGCCAGCGAAATGCTTTTTTGCGGGTAATATCGTCAGTCACGCCCGGGTTTGGATTCCCGTGCGCTCGTGGATTGTCTTTGTGGCGTTTTACAAAGCGTTTGCATTCTTTGCTGGCTTCTAACAGTTGAACAACCCTTACGTTTGGTTTGCGAGTTATTGGTGTGCAATTTTCCGCATAAACTACAAGTTCTACTGAGTTGGGCCAATGTTGTTCGAATGTGTCGATCATTTTCTGACCGTACAATTCTAGTCCGGGTTGATGAAAAGTGGTAATTACAGTATATTTCATAAGAGTATTTATAGAGTGATCAAAAACATAGCATATTATCCTTTACAGTGTGCTCGCAACAGCGTGCCTGTGATGGATGCATTTTTACGAAGTTGCAGACATGTGGGCATACACACTGTGGCTAACGGTGATATGTGCGATGCGGCTGTTATTTGGAGTGTGTTGTGGAATGGCCGCATGACAAAAAATCAAAAAGTTTATAATCACTTTCGCAGCCACGGAAAACCTGTAATTGTGATCGATGTTGGTGCACTGCAACGTGGAGTTACTTGGAAAATTGCAATCAACAATATCAATGCATACGGCGAATACGGGCATAGAACCAATCTTGATTTAGACCGCCCAAGAAAACTTGGCATAGAATTGCTATCGCACAATAAAACCAACGAAAATATTGTACTTGCTACACAGCATGTTCGCAGTGAGCAGGTAGCACACATTGACTACAAAAAATGGGTAGAATATACCTTGCAACAACTAAACTCCGCTAGCGATAGACTGAGTGTGGTACGGCATCATCCAAGATGCAGTTTAGGCTATGACGGTGAAAACGTGCAAATACCGCAAAAGCTAGCAGGTACCTACGACAGCTATGACATGGATTTTGGATGCCATGCTATGGTTAATTTTAACAGTGGACCTGCTATACAGGCAGCAATAGCTGGTTGTCCTATTATTTGTGATCGGACCAGTTTGGCTTTTCCTGTTAGCATTAAAATGGATGAAATAGAAAACCCTCCTGAGATAGACAGAAGCCAATGGCTAATAGAAATTTGTCATACTGAATACACATTACCAGAAATAGAACAAGGACAATGGCTAAAAAGACTCGGCGACTTCTTGGAAAACTAACCCAAATACATTGTGCTTGTGTGATCCACGATACCAAGTATGATTTTTCGTATGTAGACAAATTGTATAGAGCTTTGTGTAGAAACCTCACACCAGACGTTGTACTGCATGTTTACACCGAAAGCAATAGGTCAGTGCCTGCACCTTATATCAAACACAGTTTGCAGGAATGGCCCGGCGTTAGAGGTCCTAAATCCAGTTGGTGGTACAAAATTCAACTGTACAATCCGGACCAGTACAGTGGACAGTTGTTATATTTTGACTTAGATACAGTGATAGTTGGAAACTTAGACTGGATTTGGAAACTACCGCAAGATCGCTTATGGGCTGTTAAGGATTTTAAGTATCTTTTTCGCAGTCGCAGAGTTACGCTCAACAGTAGTGTAATGTGGTTTAACACGGCCAAATACAGATATGTGTATGATAATTTTGATAGCGGAATGGTAAGGAAGCAAACAGTAAGATATCACGGCGATCAAGATTATATACATGCACAAATACCCAGTAATCAATTAAGTTTTTTTGATATTTCTAAGATAAAAAGTTACAAATGGGAAATTAAAGAAGGCGGGTATAATTTTTCTACAAGAAAATATACCAAACCAGGAGAAATAAGTTGGCCAAGTGAAGACACAAGCATATTGGTGTTTCATGGAAACCCTAATCCGCACGAGGAAAACCATCCTCTACTCAGAGATAATTGGATATAAAACACAATCTACTCTTTATTTGATTGGACAATTTATAATTAAAATTTACTAAATAGTTTAGCAAACAAAAACATTCGCAAGGAAACCAAATGGCAACTAAAACTTTGAGATTATTTTTCCAAATTAAAAGTAATGATGGTACAACTCCGGTTGAACTATCAATTAGTGTGGATGATAGCCAACCTCAATTATTTAATTTAAATCATACAGATGACTGGTTATTAGATGATGGATTAACTGATGCATCGAATATAGACCTCATGTTAGATACCCCAGTCTGGGACCCAGAATCTGAAGACAACCTGCCTAATGTGAATCTAACAATCATTCCAACCGGCGGGGACGTATTATTTGTAGGTGGCACCGACAATTATGCCAATGGATTTGGCGGCGGTGCAGAATTTGCGCCATTGGATCAAGGTCCTATTGACATTGTGGCACAGCCTACTATAGACGGAGAAATAGATACACTTAGATATGATTTTCCGAGTCATACAGCTGCCGGCGGTACTGACGGCATGGGTAATTTTCCTATATACGACGGCGAATCAGGGAATTTAGTAATTCAGTATAATTTTTATCAAGCATAGTAAAAAACATCTTTTACTAAGGTAGATAATTTATCTACCTTTTTTCCTTTTTGTACAAAAAAGGTTGACTTAATCTGCTACCTACGTTATTATAATAATATAAACAATAAGGAGCAAGACATGCAAAACGAAATTCAAAACTTGTTGAATGCAATTGTAGATGATTATCGGTTGTTCTTACTTGGCAGTCGCTATCTTGATTACGATAACAAAATCAGTGAAGTTGAAAAGTTTGCTGATGGACTTGCTGTTAAAGAGGGTAAGAAGTACATCAAAGTACTCAAGAAGCTAGGATCGCAGACAATGGTGTGGGGTTTCGTCGTAGCAGTAGATGATGACAAGAAGTTCCGCAAAGGTGACTTGTTGATGGCAGCGGGCTTTAACGCTCCTGCTCGTAACAAGCCACGTGGTAATATATTAGACGGTGACTTTGACATCAACTGGAACGGTCCAAAGTATTTGTAAATTTTTTTAAATCTTTATAATTTATCAAAGTAATTTTGTATTATACATACTATATGATTTTTGATAAAACAGAACTTGCGCAGGCTTTTGATAACATTAAGACCGAGTATACCATTGTAGGAGACATTTTTTATTTTTCACAAATAAAAACCCACAATGGGGAAAATGCGTTAGTAGATTATTTACATAGTGTTCGTAAAGATAAATTTTGTCCTACTGATCGTATTGTCCTGGTCCAGGATATTTTTGATGAATATGAATATGATACGTCGAGCGATACACCGGGCAATTATCTTACCTTAATCCAAACTTACTTGGAAAAATTAGACATTACTAATTGTTTTGTGTTAATAATGTCTACAAATTCTTGCATAGAAAAAGAAATAGACAGTGTTAGTAAGTTGTATTCGCCAAATGATAGCACACTTATAAATTGTATGCATATTCCGGGGCAATACGAAAAAAATATTCACACACAAGAAACATTTTGTGTGGATGCGTGGAAAGGATTTTTCCTCAAGCCAGATGCACACGTTTTACCCTGTTGCATTTACCAGTCCGATTCGAGCTTAGGAAATCTGAAAACTGATAGTTTAGCTAATATTTTACATAGCAGTGAAGCCAACGCTTTAAGAAAAAATATGCTAGAGAATCGAAAATCTCCAGGATGCAAAAGTTGTTATAATTACGAAAAACATGGTAAAGAAAGCAGACGTCTTCTTATGAATAAAAAGTATTCTTTTACAAAAGAACACGCAAAAAAAATCACTTGTCCCGACGGGAGTATAGAAGATCTTAATTTTGAGTCTTTAGAACTATCACTTGATAACACTTGTAATCTTAAGTGCAGAGTCTGCTCGGGCGAGTCGTCTAGTTTACTTGCAATAGAAGAAGCCAATATTTTTGGTAGAACACACAATAAAAATAAAATATTAACCCCATTACAAAAAAATAAAATTGTAGATGCTGTGTTACCGTATGTTCTTAGAACAAAAAAAATAGGATTTTATGGCGGCGAACCGTTATTGCAACGTGGCCATTATAATATACTAGAGTATATAATTCAGCATGGAGCACAAAAAAATATTGCCCTAACTTATAGCACTAATGCTACAAATTTATATTATAAAAAAAAGTCAATTTTAGATTATTGGAACATGTTTGATGACGTATCAGTTTCACTGAGTATCGACGGTCACGGCAAATCTTTTGAGTATCTAAGACATGGTGCAAATTGGTCAACGGTAAATTATAACATCAACCAAATTAAAAATCATTGTTCACATGTAAAATTAAGTTTAACATCGGTTGTTAGTTCAATATCTCTAGAATCAATCATTGAATTACAAAAAATCTTTCACACAACTGGACTAATAAATGCAAATAGTTTTGCTATGAATATGATAGAAGGCCATAATGGCAATTATGATGTACAAACATTACCTTACAAACATAAAAAACGATTAGGATTTATTATCGATGAATATGTGACATGGTTAAAGGACAAAAACATTTTACGTCTAGCAAATGAATGGCAAGAAATAAACAATTACATGCACAGTGCAGATAAAAGTTATAAACTTATTCAAACTAAAAGAGACATAGAAATTTTGGATGCTAATAGAAATGAAAACTTTTATGACGTTTTTCCTAAATTACAAGATATGTTTAACGATATAATAATTACTGCAAACTAATAGTTAAGTTTTGTGCATTGCAATAAATATCACTATGATATACATACTGTTCTTAATACAAGTGTCGGGTACACAGTTTGGTACACAGCCGGTTGAATTTTTCGATACAATGGACAAGTGTTTTACAGCAAGAAATATCTTAGTACAACAAATTGGGCGTCCTATTGTAAACTATCAAGCTATTTGTATAGCACAAAACAATCACACTGACACATAAAAAGGTTGACCTTTTCTGCAATTTAGGCTATACTAACAGTACACAAAGTTAGGAGAGCCGCGTATGATTCGTATCCTCAAAGAGATAACTGGCACTAAAGACGGATTTACATACTATCCGCATATCTACTATGTAAATGATGCTGATAAGCTGGTATGGTTTCAAGTGGGCGACTACAGTCGCGGGTTGGACAAGTATGCTGTGCCAAAAAAGTTTTTCCGTACCGGCCGCAAGTTTGAAAAAATTGGTACCATAGAAGAAGAGATCCCTGCAAACATTGTGCAAGTTGCCGGGAGCAAAGGAAATACCTATGCAGTGAATCTCGACGAGAAGACCTGCACCTGCTCAGGATATCGGTTTCGTGGCACATGCAAGCATGTCAATCAAGTAGTGGAGCAAGCACTATGAACTACATTCTAATTGCAACAGCCTTAAACTTACAAATCACATACCCAGATAAAGCTGTGTGTGAGCAAGCATTAACTAACATAAAACCGCAAGATGAGTCAGCTTTTTGTATTCCTGCAGGAGTAGACGAAAGTGACCAAATGTTTGATCAGATGTTTGATATGATCAAAAAAATGCAAGCATTAGAAAACAAAACGGTTGACCAAACCTAAACTTTATCTTATTATAGTTGTATAGTTAGAAATTGACACATAGGAGCTAGAATGATGTCAAAGACCAACACAGCAGAAAACGTGGTTTCTATGGAAACTGACGAGCAGATCATCAAGCGTATCAGTACACGTTTTAAGATCTTAGACGACATGACCAAAGCCGCTATTAAAAATGAAGTGCGAGCAATGATTGTAACAGGACCGCCAGGTGTGGGCAAGAGCTACGGTGTAGAAACAGAATTGGAAAAAGCCAGTTTGTTTGATCGTATTGGAGGTAATCATCTCAAGTACGAAGTTGTCAAAGGTGCAATGACACCAGTTGGTTTGTACGCTACATTATACAAGCATTCAGATAAAAATCATGTGCTGGTGTTTGACGACTGCGACAGTGTGCTAATGGATGATCTTTCATTGAATATTCTAAAGGCAGCACTAGACAGTGGCAAGAAGAGGACAATTCACTGGAATGCAGACAGTTCAAAACTGCGCGGCGAGGGCATTCCGAGTAAATTTGATTTCCACGGCAGTGTGATTTTTATAACTAATATCAAGTTCGAAAATGTACGCAGTAAAAAATTACGGGACCATTTGGATGCACTACAATCACGTTGTCACTATTTAGACCTAACATTGGACACCATGCGCGACAAACTGTTACGCATCAAACAGATTTTCCAAGAAGGGGATCTGTTCCAAGCATACGATTTAACACCAGAACAAGGCGAGGAGATTTTGCAATTTATGAATGATAACAAAAATCGACTTCGCGAAATGAGTTTACGCATGGCGCTTAAGATAGCGGATCTGACCAAAGTTTCCTCCAACTGGAGAGAGCTGGCAGAAAATACAGTGATGTATCGTGCGTAAATTACAAGTCGTTATTTCAACAGTCTAGCTCCTGGACGACTTGTATTCTTAGCGGGAGGTGTAAAAACCCCCCGCTTTTTTTTTATATAAGTATTTTATGCCTTTTTGTTTTGCACCATGGACTAACATAGATATAAGCCCGCAAGGTGATTTAATGCCTTGTTGCAAGTTTGATCACAAAAGTTATACCTATAAAAAACAAAATATAATAACTACTGATATACAATCTTATAGTAGTTGTGACCTTTTGCAAGAAATTAAGGAAGATTTTTTAAATGATCAGTGGCCCACAGGGTGCAATCGTTGCCGAATTGAAGAAGAAAATGCGGTAGAAAGCAAAAGACAATTAGACTACAGCAGATGGCAAGATCATTATGACAGTTACAATTTAAAAAGCAAAAAATATTTAACGGCAAGTATTGCATTTGGAAATACTTGTAATTACAAATGTATTACCTGCAGTCCTTCAAGTAGCAGTAGATGGTATCAAGAATACAAGCTAATTTATGGGCAAGCAAAAAAACCTAATCATTTTTACAAAGAAGGATTCATTGAAGATTTTATAGCACAATGTGATAATTTAATTCATTTAGATATTCCTGGCGGAGAACCTTTTTTAAGTGGAGTAGGACAACAACAAGAATTATTAGACTTTTATATTCAAAGTGGGCAAGCTAAAAATATCTCAATTCATTATACAACAAATGTTAGTAAATTTCCAGACCAATCTTGGTGGGACAGGTGGCAGTATTTCAATGAGATAGACATGCAACTTAGTATAGACGGAGTCGGAAGTAGATATGAATATATCAGGTTTCCTGGCAATTGGGAGGCTTGTGAGCAGAATGTAGATCGATATCTTGCAGCCGAACATCAAACAGATAATCTGCGATTAAGTGTTAGTCATACCCTAAGTGCGTACAACGTAAACTATCTTGATGAATTTTTTAATTGGTGTGAACAGAAAAAATTACCACGACCGTGGATAGGACGAGTGCATACGCCAGCGCATTTTAGACTAGGTGTATACCCAGACAGTATTAAAGAATCAATTGTTGCCAGCCTTCGCTCAAGTAAATTTAAGGATGTGCAAATCTGGGCAAATCTATTGGAAAATAGTGATGATACTCTGTATTTTGATGAATTTATTAAAAAAACAAAGGCTCACGATGAATATAGACAGTTGAATTTTGAGAAAACATTTCCTGAGGTTGCCAATTTAATTGACAAATATTCAAATAACGTTTAATATAGTTTTATGAAAACAGCAAAATTAATTGTGAAAGATGAAGTCAATCTTAAAATAGAAGGACTTGATTTAGATACCAGACGAAAACTGGTTAACAAGTTCAAGTACGAAGTGCCTTATGCACGCTATTTGCCAGCAGTTCGTCTGGGACGCTGGGACGGCAAAGTAGCATACTTTCAGCTAGGCGGTAGCAGTTTTGTTAATTTACTGCCAGACATACTGCCTGTACTAGAGCAAGAACGCTATGACATTGAACTACAAGATCTCCGAGAATATAGAACCACATTTGATTTTGATCCTGTAACCGAAGAAAGTTACGCAGACATACTATGGCCAGACAAACATCCAGCAGCTGGACAACCAGTGAAACTGCGTGACTATCAAGTGGAGATTGTGAATAACTTTTTGCAAAATCCACAGTGTTTACAGGAGATTGCTACAGGCGCAGGCAAGACCATTATGACAGCTGCACTCAGCGAGCGTGTGGAAAACTATGGGCGCAGTATTGTTATTGTGCCAAACAAAAGTCTTGTAACACAAACAGAAAAAGATTATCGTAACATGCAATTAGATGTGGGTGTGTTTTACGGCGACAGAAAAGAGTTTGGTCACAAGCACACAATTTGTACTTGGCAGAGTCTTAATGTGTTGTTAAAAAACACAAAGAACCAAACAGCTGATATAACCATCGGCGAGTTTATTGAAGACGTGGTTGCTGTGATTGTAGACGAAGTGCACATGGCCAAAGCAGATGCACTTAAAACTTTACTCACGGGCGTAATGAGTCACATTCCGATTCGTTGGGGACTTACTGGCACAGTGCCCAAAGAACAGTTTGAGTTTCAAAGTATTCATGTTAGTTTGGGGCCTGTGATTGGCAAGCTCAGTGCCAGCGAACTGCAAGGTCAAGGCGTGTTAGCACAGTGTCATGTAAACATTGTGCAGTTGGTAGATCATGTAGAACACACAAATTATCAATCAGAGCTTAAATACTTGCTGGAAGAGCCAGGAAGGTTAGACGCTATTGCTGGACTAGGAGAGGAAGTAAATAAAACTGGCAACACGCTAATTCTAGTGGATCGCATCAGTGCTGGCAAAGAGCTAGCCGATCGACTGCCAAATTCGGTGTTCATCTCAGGCAGTACCAAAGCCGGTGAACGTCAAGATCATTATGACGAAGTTCAAGAAGCGGAAGGCAAAATCATTATTGCAACCTACGGAGTTGCGGCTGTTGGGATTAATATTCCTCGGATATTCAATCTTGTTCTTATTGAGCCTGGCAAAAGTTTTGTTAGGGTAATTCAAAGTATTGGTCGCGGCATTCGCAAAGCAGAAGACAAAGATCACGTACAGATCTGGGACATCACTAGCACTTGCAAGTTTGCCAAACGTCATTTGACCAAAAGAAAAGCCTATTATAAAGAAGCAAATTATCCATTTACTGTAGAAAAATTAAACTGGAACAGTTAGTATATAAGCATGAGAATTTTAACACTAGAAACAACTGTATTTGAATTGGATCAACTTCCTGAAGAAATTGATGACATGAACTTTGGCATATTTGATAACAGTGATCCAGGCGATCCTGATTATCATTTTATACCATTGGTATTCTTGGAAAGTTTTAACAGCCCGGCACTGGTCCTGCGCATTGGCGAGCACAGGATCAAAATGCCTATTGATTGGCAGATCTTGATTGGAGAGGAGGATGTGGGCGATTTGGAGATGTTGCCACTGACCAGTATCAATGACAGAGGTTTCAAAGCATTTGAATACAACCCACTTTCCAGCTTTAGTCCAACCTATCACGACATTGAGATTGTGGATGTGTACCAAGATGTAAGTTGGTATGCTCCTAAATTAAAGAATGGGCAGATGCTGTGTGTACCTATTAACGACAGTGACAAACCACTGTGTGTATACTTTGTAAAAGACATCAGTCGCAACTGTGAGTTGGTGGATTACAACAAGGCATTTTAATGAGCAACAAGCTGAACATTGCCAATGAAATGCGCTGTTTTGACAATAAAGACAGACAGTTCTACGACAGTTTAACGGAAGAAGAACGCAAAAAGTTTTCAAATTATCTCATGATACGTTGGGGTAGCAGTGTGCAAGGTGCTACAGAACTGCAAGAATACTACCTAGTTGCAACTAACGAACGGCTGAACAAACATTTCTTCGAGTTGAGTCGTCATCCAAAACTGCAATGGCTGTTAGCTACCACTGTTAGCCCAAATATGGGCACACATCGTCATCAATGGATCGCACCTAAGAAAAAAGAAAAAGGCGATAACGAGATTAAAAAAACACTGATGAATCTTTATCCTGCAATGAAAGCAGATGAAATTCACATGCTGAGCAAGATGATTACCAAGAAAGAACTTCGGGAGCTAATGAAAGATCTTGGAAATGACAAGTGAAACATACAAGTGTAAGTTTTGTAGCAAAGAGTTCAAAAGGGAAAGCACTCTAACAGCTCATCTTTGCGAGCCTAAACGCAGACACAATCAACAAAATGAAAAAGGTGTTCAGATTGGATTGAATGCCTATTTGCGTTTTTATGAAACCACACAAGGTTCAGCCAAGTACAAAACCTATGAAGACTTTGCCAAGAGTCCGTATTATGCGGCTTTTGTAAAATTTGGCAGACAGTGTGTGATGATCAATGCTATAAATGTGCCAGCTTACACTGAGTGGTTGCTTAAAAACAATAAAAAGCTGGATCACTGGTATAAAGACAGCATGTACGACGAGTACTTGTTACAGTATCTTAAACACGAAGCACTCACAGACGCACTGCAACGTGCAATTGAGTACAGTATTAAATGGGGCGAGGAGAAACAATTACCGCCCCAGGATTTTCTACGTTACGGAAATCCTAATAGTGTAGCATTTGCAATCAGCACTGGCAGAATAAGTCCGTGGGTAGTTTACAACTGCAACTCAGGGCAACAGTTTTTAGCAAACATGAACACAGATCAAATGCATATAGTGTGGCCTTGGATCGAAACAGATTTTTGGCAGAAGAAGTTTCGAGACTATCCAGCAGACAAGGCATACGCTGAAGAAATACTAAAACAGGCAGGGTGGTAATGGCCGACGTAGACATAGATTTTGCAGATAGAAACGCAATACTTGATTTAATCAAACATACGCCGGCACGGCAAGAAAACAACAATGAAATCCGCAAACACAATAGTGGAGTATTTGTTACTGATATTCCTGTGGATCCTTTAAACAATTGCAGCAGTATTGATTATCGAGATGCAGAAGCTCGAGGTTATTTTAAAATTGACTTTCTCAATCAAAGTGTATATGATTTAATTCGTGATCAAGATCATTATGATTGTATGCTAGCCAAAGAAACAAACTGGCATTTGTTACTTAACAACACATTCTGTGAACGTGTGGTACACATTGGCAACTATGCAGACTTAGTAAAAGAAATGCAACCTGATAGTATTGAACGAATGGCTGCCTTTATTGCTATCATCCGACCCGGTAAAGCACATCTACAGCGACAACCCTGGGACGCTGTGTTTGCCAGTGTATGGGACGGTGATGACAGTAGAGGATTTGTTTTCAAAAAGTCACATAGCATAAGCTATGCGAGATTAGTAGCATTACACGTTAATCTACTTTGCGAACAAGAGTAATACTGCGACGCTTGGTTTTCTTTCTCGATAACTCGGCTAAACTGGTAGCTGGACCTACTATAATATCTAGATCTTTGTTTACGAAGGTTTTAAGATAAGGCCGAAATTCGTCCCATTCGCCTTTGAGAAAAATATTTATGGGTATGCTACGGTTACTTTCCCACCACCATACACTGGCAAGATCCAGAAATCGTGTTTTAAGATCACTGTCCTGTATGCCGCCAAAGTCATAGATGGTTGTAACAAGATTATCTTGATTCTGAACCACACCCACATACTCGTTTCCGGCATATGTGCAAAATGTTATAAACGGATAACGTTCTGCTAATTTTTTAAATACTTCAGGACCCATAAATAGCTTATATTGGAGTTTTATTATAAATGTATTCTACCACTGCCTATTTATATCAACAAAAACAGACTGTATTAATCTTAGACAGCAGTGGTGCATACTTCAAACGGAGATGGCAACCAGTGTACACTAAGAATTTAAAAATCAATCGTGGTGTTGATAATGTAATACTATTTGAATTTATTAATCAAGACCAGAAGCCTGTTAATATTTCAGGTAGTACAGTGACCTTTCACTTGATATCGCAAGACGGTGAGACTAGTTTGTTACGTAAAGATCTAGTAGCACTGAATAGTACATTTGGTAGAGCCAAAGTAACGCTCTCAGAGGAGGAGCTGGACGTGATTGAAGCACAGCCTGCAAACTGGAGTTTGGAAAGATCAAACGCAGACCTTTATGAAGCAGTGTTTGTGGATGACTATGCAGGATCACGTGGTGTAGTAGACATTGTAGATGGTGTTTATCCAGATTTTCGACCTAGCGAAGAAATGGGCGTTCCAGATTACACAGTGCAAAAGAAAGACAGTCTTAACAGACCTCATACCAGTATAGCGTACACTGCTGGCAAAGACTTGCACACCTTCCAGTTTGACTTTGACAACTTCTCGGGCAATGTAAAAGCACAAGGCTCAGACTCGCAACTGGGTCCATGGTACGATATAGGCAGTCAAACGGTGTACACCAATCAAGACACCAGAGACTATATCAATGTACCAGGGCATCACAACTGGATACGCTTCGAAATCAATCAGTACGGTCAGGATGCCAGCGTAACTGCGGCAGTGAGCAACGGTGCCGTTACAGGCTTAAATGTTGCCGGAACTGGCGCAGAATATCAAGTGCCTGCTCCTAATATCGAGATTAAAGGACAGGGCACAGGTGCATCGGGTACAGCTGGAACCACCGGCGAAGCAGTTAGCAGTGCCACACTGGTCAATGGCGGCCAAGGATATGTGGTAGCGCCTGAAGTTACAGTAAATTTGGGCAGTATTACACAAATACTTTACAGATGATTACTCGCATTGTAGGTTTTGGCGACAGTTGGATTCATGGCGATGGCTTGGTCGATGTCGGCGATCTTAGTAAAGCAAGCCGTCAATATAGAGAGCAACACTGTTTAATTGGGCAGTTAGCTGAGTGCTTGCAAATACCTTACGATAGTTCTACTGTAATCAATTATGGCACCAGCGGCGGCAGCTTACAAAGCACCCAATGGGACTTTGCACAGTGGGCACAACAAGAAACTGATTTTTCTGATACACTGGTTGTCGTAGGACTCACTGAAAGTTCGAGACAAAGTTGGTGGCAGAGAAAGTTTGTTAGTAATGATATAAGTCTTGATATTAGTTATATGCATAACCATACGCCTGGCAAAGACCGTAATTGGGAAGATTTCATAAAATTTTATCAAATACACAACAATGATAAGTCGCTGTGGAACATAAACTATTGGATTGCAACAGAATTTTTTCACAATTGGGCTACTGTAAATCAGGTTAAACTTGTAATGTTTAATATTTTTCCTGCACCTATAGAATCACTACATGTCATACAACCAAATTGGAACATGCGCGGAGAACTTGCACATCTAGAGCACACTGTGGGTGGCGTTACTGCGCCTTGTAAACATCCTAACAAAAAAGGTTATAAATTGCTTGCTGAAAAACTTTTTTTGCTAACTAAACGTGTATGATTGATACTATTATTGCATTCGGATGCAGTGTTACATACGGTGACGAACTACTGGATCCAAACATTAAGTCAGGAGAACCGTGCAGCAGCAGTTATAATGATGACTACAGAAATAGTCATTGTTATGCTGGTATAGTAGCAGATCACTACAATCTTAAATTTGTAAACACGGCCGCACCAGGAGGCAGTCTGGAAAGCATGCGTTATGCGCTTTATTGGGCATCACAAAATTGCGATCTTGATAATGCATTATTGGTAGTTGGCTTAACACAGGCTCACAGGCAAAGTTATTTTGATGCATCTGATACTTACCCACCGTGGAATCCTTATCGTCACAGTGCTTGGTTAACTCATAATTATAGTGATTCGCGGTGGGGTAAACTTAACCAATATTGGCTGATGTTAAGCCATTGCGAAGAATGGGAAAAATATAATCTTTACCAGACTATAAAAATGTTCGAAGGTGCGTCTTCAAACATTGTGTTACTTCCAGTGTTTCTGAATGAATTGCCTTTTGAAAGTTTTGCTAAAGCTGATTTTATACTGGAACAATGTGTTAATAAATTAGACTATGCTCCAAACGGTCATCCAAACGAAGGCGGACATCAAAAAATAGCAAATAGGTTGATCAAATACATAGACTCTGTTAAACTAGTTTAATGTTTGATATTCTACAGTATCTTCCTGCAAGGCGCAAGCAAACCAGTTCGGGCTGGATTTCGTTCAACGCACCCTGTTGCACGCACAATGGCGAAAGTACAGATAAACGTCAGCGTGGCGGAATTAAGGTGCATGAAGATTCGTGGAGTTATCACTGTTTTAACTGCAACTACACTGCTAGTTTTTTAATGGGCCGAACACTCAGTTTCAAAGCCCGCCGTCTACTACAGTGGCTGGGTGTGCCGCAAGACGATATTGAGCGTGTTAACCTCGAAAGTCTAAGACATCGCAGCATAGAAGGCATAGCACAAGAGCGCAAGGCACTCACTGAACGTCTAATGAACATAGAGTTTGAAGAACGCGACTTGCCAGATTTTGCAGAATTTCTTACACCCAACAAGCCTTTGTACAAGTATGTACAAGACCGCTGTTTGCCAGAAAACTATCCTTACATGTTTCAAGATCACGAGCATGTAACAAGACACGGGTTGGTTGTACCGTTCACCTATAATAATACCGTGGTAGGACACACCACACGGTACATTGATGGTCGCAAGCCAAAGTTTATACAAGACGCACAACCCGGGTATGTATTCGGCTCCGATTTGCAACAAGAACACTGGCAGTATGCTATACTTGTAGAAGGAGTATTTGATGCACTTTGTATAGATGGACTAGCTGTTTTACATAACGAAGTAAATGCACAGCAAGCTAGAGTGATACGCAGTTTGGAAAAGCAGATCATAGTTGTGCCAGATCACGACGAAGCAGGATTGAAACTCCTAGACAGTGCTCAAGAAAACCATTGGAATGTGAGTGTACCAGACTGGCCTGCGGATATCAAAGACGTGAATGATGCAGTGTGCCGGTATGGCAAGCTAACTACACTCGTAAGCATATTCGAAAACCGTGTAAGCGGCAATATCAAGATCAAAATGGCCCGTAAAAAACTTGAAAAGAAGATTAGATGAAAGACTATAGCCCTGAAGTACAACAACTGTTTTTAGAAATCATGATGCACGATGCGCAGAGTTTTTTGCGTGTGCAGAACATTTTTAACAGTGAAAACTTTGACAAGCGGTTAAGAGAAACTGCTGAGTTTATCTATGCTCATGCCAATGAACACAAGACCTTGCCTGGCAGAGAGCAAGTGCGTGCAGTTACAGGCATAAAACTGCAAGAGATTCCAGAGCTGAACGAAGGGCACTTTGACTGGTTCATGCAGGAGTTTGAAGGATTTACCAAGCGGCAGGAACTGGAACGTGCTATCCTCAAGGCTGCCGACTTGCTGGAAAAAGGCACATTTGATCCTGTAGAAAAGCTGATCAAGGATGCAGTACAAATATCGCTCACAAAAGACCTTGGCACAGATTATTTTGAAGATCCACGTGCTCGATTGAGCGCACTCAAAGACAACAACGGGCAGAACAGCACAGGCTGGCCAGCACTGGATCGACTGTTATATGGAGGATTCAACAGAGGCGAACTGCAAATTTTTGCTGGCGGAAGTGGATCAGGTAAAAGTTTGTTCATGCAGAACCTGGCTTGTAACTGGATGGAAGCAGGGCTCAACGGCGTGTATATATCGTTGGAACTTAGCGAAGGGCTAACTGCTATGCGTGTGGATAGCATGCTCACTAACACAGCCAGCAAGCAACTGTTTAAAGATCTTGATACAGTGGAAATGAAGATCAAGATGATGAAGAAAAAATCAGGCAACCTGCAGATCAAATACTTGCCAGCACAGAGCAACGTAAATGATATACGTGCATTTTGTAAAGAGTTGCAAATCAAAACTGGACGCAGCATTGACTTTATGTGCGTGGACTACTTGGACTTGTTGATGCCTGTGAGTGCAAAAGTTTCGCCCAATGATCAGTTTGTGAAAGACAAGTATGTTTCAGAAGAGCTGCGCAATTTGTCTCGGGAAATGAATATATTGTTTGTGACAGCGTCGCAGTTGAACAGGGCCGCTGTAGAAGAAATTGAGTTTGACCATAGTCATATTGCAGGCGGCATAAGTAAGATTAACACAGCAGACAACGTTTTTGGTATCTTTACAAGTCGCGCCATGAAAGAACGTGGCAGATATCAAATTCAGGCAATGAAAACACGTTCAAGTTCGGGTGTGGGCAACAAAGTGGACCTTGAGTTTGATATGGAGAGTTTGAGAATCAGAGACTTAGGTGATGATCCAGACTATCAAGAATTTAAGAAACGTGCACCCAGTATCTACGAGAGTATTAAAACCAAGAGTACAATGGGTGCATCGCAGGATGCAGACGCCAGTGTGGAAGACGAACCTGGTAAGATCACAGCTGATGTGGAAAGTACCAAGCTTAAACAGATGCTTGCTGAATTAAAAAGCAAACAATGACAACAAAATATTGCCCACGGATTTATCACGGACTCACATTAAATAGTATCTCTGACTCTGCACTAAGTTATGCTGTGTGTTGCTGGGCAAACGCCGACGTAAAAAATGAAACTGCTATCGACTTTCATCATTTAAACTTTCAGCAACTTCGAAAACAAAATGCTAGTAATCAATTACCTTACGACTATTGCAAAACTTGCATTGAACAAGAAAAAGCTAGCAAACAAAGCATGCGTCAAGGTTATCAGATTCTTCACGGTGAACCTACATACGAGCCAAAAATTTATTATCTTGATATCAATATTGACATGACTTGCAATTTAGCATGTATTACTTGTGGACCTGAACTAAGCACCACTTGGAGAAAAGAATTAAAGATTAAAGGATCTAAGGTGCGCCCAAACCTAGACCAATTTATCAGTGAGCAATTAGATTTACTTGATCTCAGTGAGTTGAAAGAGATACGCCTGTGGGGAGGAGAACCTTTTTTAACAAAAACGCACATTCGATTACTTGAGTATGTATATAATTTAGGAATAGCAAAACAGGTTAGAATTATGTATAATACCAATGGTACTGTGCGTATCAGCAACGATGTGAAAGAGATAATTGAAAAATTTAAGTTTGCTCGTATTAGTTTTAGTATTGATGCTATAGGAAGCAAATTTGAATATATACGGTATCCGGCTAAATGGGAGCAAGTTGAATCTAACTTGTTATGGTGGAAAAACAATTTACCGCATAATAGTATGTTGAGTATTACTGCTACAGTTAGTATTTTAAATGTATTAGATCTTAACGAATTGTTTGAGTGGTACCAAAAAAATTTTAGTAACAGTGTATTTGGAGACCCAATAGAAATACTACCGCATCAAGCATTTGGAGAGTTTGGATTGGAATATATGTCTGAATCAATGAAAACACACCTATTGTCAATGACTAATTATTGCCAACCCTGGATACAACAATTAGAATCTTTATCGTCTAAGTCTTCTCATCTTGGCGATACATTACTAAAGTTACAAATTATGGATCATCGACGAGGACTAGATTTTTCGGACATCAGTCCCAAAAGTGCAGATTTGCTTGGTTATTCGAAAAGTATATTAGCTACTTCTGGCATGTAGTCTCGAATATTAATTTTTTTTATTTGATCCTGTTGCTGAACTTTTTCTCTAACTACATTTAAGTTATTTGCAAAATCAACTTCGCAGTAGCTAGCTAATCCCACTGGGCAAGTTGAAATTTCTCTTAATTCTTCAGGACTATGAGATAAACTTAACCAATTAGGATCATGTACTATATTATGATTATATGGTAAGTTTTGTTCTTTAAACCAATTTACAGTGTCATTGTAGTATGCTGCGTTAAGTGAGCTGATGGTATAACTTACACTGATATTATCAGTAAGCTTTTTAAAAATTTCAAGATTTTTCAACAGTTGATTCCACTTTCCTGGCCATCTCATGTACTCAAAATTCTTTTCTATTCCGTCGATGCTGAGACAAAAACTTACGTCTGAAAATTTTTCTAAAAGTTTTAGATATTTCTGATCTATTTCTATACTGCCATTGGTAATAAACGATATAAAACAATCAGTATTTCTGGAATCAAGTAAATTTTGTAAAATTTTAAAACTCTTAGGATCAAATAACGGCTCGCCGCCGACCAAATTAATTCTTTTAGCAACTTTATAATTTATGTTCAATTGGTTAATATCGGTGGACCATTGTTTAACTGGAATCAAGTTTAGTTTTTTTTCTAAAGTAGCCCATTTAGTACTATATTGACTGTTACAGCTAACACATGCTTGATTGCATAGATTACTAGTTGCAATTTGATACATGGTAGGAATTATTTCATTGGATCTACACTCGTTAACTATATCAATGAGATCTCGGTCTAATTTAAAATCTAAAAATTTATTCTCAATTTGTCGTCGGCTTTCAATTCCTTTGCCTTCTAATTTCCAACATGCGTCACAGGCTGATGTTTTTTTACCTGCTAATAAATCTTTTTTTACTTGATCTAAATTATAATTTTTGCGCATCAAACAGCATGGAGTAGTTAGATCCGGGTAAACTTCTAAACTGTGCCAAGGCAATACACAAAATGTTTCCATAAAGCTAGTTATACTATGTATCTCCGTGCAAAAAGAAAACCCTTTCGTTTACCACTTTTAAGGAGCTCAATAAGAATTTAATTAGCAAGTGGCCCGAAGATCTACAAAAAATATTTAAACCTTTGTTTGTCAAATACATTATTGAATAAAATCAATAATTGACTGCACACGAACTGACTTGCGTTTTACTTTGAGATATTCGCTGTTGTCTCGACTGTGCAATTCGCCTTCGCCCTGTATTACTGTTCCTTTGCCGTACTTTACTGGACAATCCACAATTAGATCTACATACTTGCCTTCTCCTACACCCAGTGTGATAAAGTGTATGTAGTTTTTGCTGTCACTTTTGAACACTCTGCTATTGGCAACTATGCCAGCAAACTGAAATCGATCCAAGTATAATTTTTGTATACCCATACCGGGTAAAAATCCCGGGCTATTCCATGCTTCGTTTTCCAGATAGCTCTGTACAGGATCTTCTGTAATCCAATTGCCAAACCCTAGTTCACGCAGGTCCCAACCGGCACGTTTTGCTTCATTGCGATATACCCAACGTGCATAGCTGCCTTGACAGTGCATCAAGCAAGCACGCCAAAACTGTTTTGGATTGTGCGCTTTTTGGTAAGCCAGTGCCCATATCAGTCTTCCTAAATTAACAGCATGTGCTCTACACAAACCGAAGCCACTTAAACACAGCATTTGATCATAGATATCGTGCTTGTCAGGATGATCTCCTAAACGGGCCATAAACTCCATCATTTTTTCTTCGTTCTTCTTGGCAAATGCTCTACGATACATGTCTGCTTCGTAGGCGTTGATACCAATCAGTCGCATGATTTTGTTGATAGCGTCATCTTCGTATACAATAGCACCTTCCACAGTGCTTTTTTCTGTCCAGTCACGGAACCACGAAGCCTTGCGACGTCCTTCCATAGCAACAGGACGTACCAGAGCTGTGGCAAACACACAGTCTTCTACACTAGTAGGCTGTATAGCACGGAATAGTCGGCGCATAGCAGGGCTTTCGCCTTGTGTCACTCCCAGTACATCACCTCTACTGAGCAAGTCAGCGGTAGCATCATCTTCTTGTGGATATTCGTGTAGCATTATACTAGGATCAATTTCCATCAATTGACTAAGTCCTCTGTTGGCCAAGATGTCCACTTTTAAGTGTTCTAGATCTTCAATTTCGTTTTTATCTAGCAAAATAAGATTATCTTCACGGAACAAGCTCTTGGGCAACTGTCGGTCAAACACTACCACACCGCCACAATGTTTTGAAATACAGCGTTTCTTGCCCATAAGTTTTTTCTCAATGCGTTCTGCTTCTGTGACATCTACCCCCAATTTGGCATAGTCAATGTCTTTGGGCAGTCTGCCTTTGGCACCCAGTCTACGGGCTGCTTCTCTGCGTGCACTTTTTTCTTTGTACATCACATAGTTTGATATGCGTGCACTTGCTTGCGGCCATGTGTCAAATATTCTCTGCATGGCTAGCTCTTGTTTGTGATGAGGCACATCAATGTCTACATCAGGCAAGTCGTCTCTGTTAGGATTGAGAAAACGTGCCAAGGGTATTTTCCATTCAACGGGATCCACATCTGTGATGCCCATGAGATAACACACCAGACTGCTACCTGCACTTCCACGAGTCATGTGCGGTATATCTGTGTTCAGGTCCAGTATTTTGCGTATTTTGAGAAAGTAGTCTGTGAAACGTTGCTGAATAATAATTTCAAACTCTTCAGCAAGTCTATTTTGGTATTCGTCACCTTCTGGTACCGGACGACGGAATTCTTCTAATA